GCTGTTGTCATAGGTCCTGTTAGACCTGTTGCAGCATCTGCTGCTGTTGTAGCTTTTGTTAAGAAAGGTTGAAAAGCGCCTAATCCTGTTGTTGGATCTGTTGCTTGAGTTACGGCTGCTGTTTGTAAAGCATCTTGCGCTGCAACTTGTGGAGCAAGATCAGCCATACCAGCTTTTGTAATTTCAAATTGTTGTGCTTGTGCTTGTCGAGCTGCAAACTGTTCTGCAGTTTCACCAGGCATTTGTGTTGTTGCTGTGGTAATACTTGGTATACCAGCTTGTCTACCAAGATCAGCTAAAAACGTTCGTTGCGCTGCTTCAATAAACTCTGGTGGTAATGTTCTTGTTTCTGTTATTGCCATTATACTACTTTACTCTCTAATTTTTTCATTGTGTCGTACATACGTTGTGCACCTTTTTTAATACTACCATCACCAGCACCTCTTACAGCATCTGCCGTAAATACAAACTCATTTAGTGATAACATTGCTGGAACATCATCTGCCTTTTCTTTTACACCAATTGGCACAAAACCGCCAGTCTTTCTGTAATCTAATTCTTTAACGCCCTCAGAGTTTGTTCTAATGGGTATTTTTTTTGCGCTTCCACCCTTAGCCATAAGTTGATTATATCTCTCTATTCCAAGAGCTTTTATTGCATCTGCTTCATTAGTAAATTGTTGACCGTCTAAAGTAACTGGTTGTGCAAAACTACCTCTTATACCTGCATTACTAGAAGGTAGTATTGTTTTTCCTGGCATAATACCAGGTAATCTAGATTTTGCTACATCTAAAAGTTCTTGGTTTCTTCTACGTCTTGCTTCATTAATAGCAACATTTTCTCTAAGTGATCTTTCTCCAGTTATTGAAGGCAGTGTGTTTGCTACTCCTCCTGATGGTAGTG